CAACCTAACCTAATAAGTTAGTTAATTTAATAATCCCTAGGGTTTAGTAGCCCTAGCCCTAGGGAGCTTTTTAAGAGAGGACACTATGGCCGCTGCAATGGTAACTATGCAAGAATTACGCACAAATCTTGGAATAGGAACTTTATATACCGATGCAACCGTAGAAGAGTGCTGCCAATCGGCAGAAGATTTAATCTCTGGTTATCTCTGGCATAACGATGCGCCAGTAGTCGGCTCATCAATTAGTAACAACGTAGCAACTTTAGTATTAGCAAATCCAGGCATATTTGTAACTGGTCAATCAATTACAGTAAGTAATTGTGGTGCAACTTATAACGGCACATACACATTAACAGGATCATTCCCAGGTACTACAGTGCCGGCATCTATCGGCACAGCATTCTGGAGTACATACGCATTTAGTTCATACCCTAACGGCTACAGCATTATTCAATACGCTAAAACAGCTTCAGACGATCCATTTCACTTTATCAAACCATACGGAAGAGCCCTTGGCCCAGATCAAAAAACACAGGCTTACACTGCGACCCCTGCCATACGAGAGGCTGCGATGATCGTAGCTGTTGACATCTGGCAAAGCCGTCAAGTTAGCCAGACTGGTGGGGTAGGTATGGATGGGATCACTGCAAGCCCATATCGGATGGGTTATCAGCTGATTAACAGAGTGCGTGGTCTCATCCAACCGTATTCTAGTCCTAACTCACTGGTCGGCTAATGCCAGCTGCAATCACCACACTACGCAGCACACTTGCAACAGACCTAGCCAATGCAGGCGTGTGGTCAACCTTTTCATTCCCACCGGCAACACTACTCGCTAACAGCGTAGTAGTTACACCTGGTGATCCTTATTTAACACCTAGCAATAATGACTACATAACTATTGCACCATTAGCAAACTTTAAGATTCTTATGACTACGCCAGCATTTGACAATCAAGGCAACCTAGCAGGCATGGAAACTTTTATACTTGCCGTAGTAACTAAACTAAACGCATCATCTTTGGTGCTAAACATATCTAGTATTTCAGCACCTGCTATAGTCAACGCCGCTAGTGGTGATTTGCTGGTATCTGAAATTACCGTATCAATCCTAACGAGCTGGAGTTAAAATGAGTACAGACGCAGAAAACTTAGCCTTCTTAAAAAAGATAGGCCAGATCCAAGAAACACCAGCACCAACCCCTGCACCTACTAAAGAGAAAGACAAGGAGTAATCATGGCCATATTCTTAAACAATGGCGTATCCGTTACGCTAAACAGCGTTGATCTATCAGCGTATGTAACAGCTGTAACTATTAACCAATCCTTTGATGAGCTTGAAGTAACCGCCATGGGCGATACTTCACATAAGTTTGCTAAAGGCCTAGAGGCGAGCACTATTACATTAGACTTCCTAAATGATAATGCTGCTGCAACAGTTATCCCTACATTACGTGCTGCTTATGGCACTACTGTAACTGTGGTAATTAAGCAGACAAGTGCTGCCGTATCTGCAACCAATCCTTCATATACCGCATCGATTTTGGTAAACAACTTACAAAATGTAAATGGTGATGTCTCATCAATCTCAAGCCAATCGATTACATTTACTTGCAACAGCACAGTAGCTGTAGCAGTCGCATAAGGAGTAATAATGGCAAAGCTAAAGATAACAAGGGCTAATGGTGAAGTATCTGAGCATAAGATAACACCAGGTGTCGAGTATGCTTTCGAGTTAAAGTATGGCGCAGGAATTAGTAAAGTCCTACGTGATCACGAACGGCAGACTGAGATTTACTTCTTAGCGCATGAGTGCTTACGTAGGGCTAACGTAACTGTACCTATATTTGGTATTGAGTTTATTGACAGCCTAGAAACTGTCGAGGTATTAGACGAAGAAAAAAAATAGTACCGCGTGATTCTACGCTCTATGCGATAGCAAGTTTGTCTGTAGAGCTAGGGATCGCGCCTAGTGAGTTCATTAACATGGACTCAGAGATGTTAAGGGCTATTGTGCAGGTCTTGCAAGATAGAGCTAAGGAGATTAAAAATGCCCGTAGTCGTAACAGGCGTTAAACAACTCCAAAAGGCTATGAAAGATGTTGACAAAGACCTGAATAAAGAGATGTCAAAGAATATTAAGCAAGCTATGTTAGTTGTCCGAGATCGTGCGCGTGGTTATTTACCGGCACAAAATGAAGTGCTAAGTGGCTGGGGTAAAGGCACTGGGTCTATGGAAACTGTTAAAGATCCTAATAGATTATTTCCACCTTATGACTATGCATACGCTAAAAGCAAAGTTGCATATTCTGCAGGTCAGAATAAGAGCAACGACAAAGGATTTAAAGCGGCATTCTATGTGTTTAACAATTCTAGATCAGGCGCAATTTTTGAAACTGCAGGCCGTATAGGTAGGCCTAGAGGTAATAGATCATTAAACCCTAACGCACCTGTGCAATTTAATGCAGCTGCGGAAATGCTATCTAGCATGAAGGGTCAAGGCAAGCAGCGAGGTCGTGTTATTTATCGTGCTTGGGATGAGACTAAAGATGTAATTATACCTAAAGTAGTTAATGCTATTGACACAGTAGCAAAAAAGTTTATTAAAGACACAGAGATTAGAAGGGCTGCATAGTGCCTAATTTAATTGTCAGCGCAGTCAGCACCTTTGATAACAAAGGATTAAAAAAAGGTAAGAAAGAGATATCAGCCTTTGACAAGAATGTGCAAAGTCTAGGTAAAACCTTTGCTAAGGTATTTGGATCTATTGCGCTAGTCAACTTTGGCAAGAATGCAGTCAACGCATTTATAGATTCTGAAAAGGCAGCCGCTAAACTACGCACGACAGTTAGCAACCTAGGCTTAGAGTTTCAACAGCCAGGCATAGAAGATTACTTAAAGAATTTATCGCTGCAGTTTGGCATCATAGATGAAAGTTTAATTCCAGGCTTTCAACGTCTGCTGATAGTAACTAAGGATGTTGCTCAGGCACAAAGTTTATTTGAGACTGCACTAAACGTATCAGCAGGCACTGGCAAAGATCTTACAGCTGTATCTACAAGCTTATCTAAGGCTTACTTAGGCGATAACGCAGCACTAGGCAGGTTAGGCGTAGGACTAAGTAAGGCACAGTTGAAGTCAGCATCATTTTTAGAAGTACAGCGCACACTTAACGTTAACTTTGCAGGTCAGGCATCCGCAGCTGTAGAAGGCTATGCAGGCAGCATGGCTAAACTAACTGTAGCCGTAGATGAATCTAAAGAAGCTATAGGCAAGGGCTTATTAGATGCACTTGCAGCATTATCTGGCAGTAACAGCATAGATACATTTACCACAAAGATGGTTAATGCAGCTGAGAAAATAGGCGGCGCATTTAGGACTATCGGCGATGTCATAGGATTACTAAACCCTAATGCCAGCATTAAAGTCGGTGGCAAGTTTGTTCGCCGATCAGATGTAATGAATCAAAATCAGGGCGGCTACTCAGGTATTCCAGGTCAAAGAAAAGCTGAAGTTAAAGCAATTAAAGACGGTATCACATTACGCAAAGCAGAAAATGAATTACTAAAGAAAAAAACTGCCGTAGATGCATTACGAGATAAGTTTGACTTAGAGCGCATAGGACTTACAGCTGCATTAAATGCTGCTACAGATGAAGAAACTAAATTACGCCTAAGATCACAGTTAGCCATATTAGATAATAACGAGGCTTTGGCTAAGAAATTACTAGCGGAGATGAATGGCGTGAAAGCTGCAGATGAATTATCTAAAGCATTAGTAGCTGTTGCAGGCGCAGCCATGGACTCAGCCGATAAGTTTGCAAAGATAAATCCGTTTGCTGGCACAATGTATGGCGAGACTGGTAGAGATCCACAAAAAGGCGTTAGCGATCTTACAGGTTTATTAGGATTACTAGGTGGTTTGAGTGGCGCACTTGGTGGATTAACAAATGGAAAAATGGCACAAGTATTTCCAACATTGACACCAGAGTTTTATTCAGGACAACAAAATATAACAAATCCGCTTGCAGGTACTTATTTTGGTGAGACTGGTAGAGATCCTATGCCCGTAGAAATTAAAGTAGTTGTAGACGCAGGTGGCGACAGGCTAAGTCAGGCAATAGCAGAGAGCATACAGGTAGCAACTAGGTCAGGTTATTCAACAGTACCTAATGGTTTTATAGCATGACCGTACCTGTAGTAACCGCTTTAATTAACTTTAGCACTGGCCCAGCCTTTGCCCAGACAATGATCTTAGACTCAGGCATATTAGATACAAACTTATTAGGTGATGCCACAGCTGTAATTGTAGATGTGTCTAATCAAGTCAACCGCATAGAAACTAACAGAGGCCGTACTGCACTATCCGATCAATTTCAAACAGGCGCACTTACATTACGCATAGTAGATCAAAATGGCGATTTTAATCCGCAGAATGTAACAGGCCCGTATTACAATTTATTAACACCTATGAAGAAGGTGCAGATTAGTGCTACATATAGTGGTGTTAGTTATCCCATTTTTCAGGGATTTATTACCTCGTATGTTACGACCTACCCAGATGAGTCTGGCGAAGATGTAGCAATAACAACTATACAAGCTGTAGATGCATTTAGATTAGCGCAGGTAGCACAGATCAGCACAGTTACAGGTGCTGCTGCAGGCGACTTAGCAGGCACACGTATTAACGAGATACTAGATGAAATTGACTGGCCAGCAACTATGCGTGATGTAGATGCAGGTCTGACCACTATGCAGGCAGATCCTGGCACTAACCGCACAGCACTGCAAGCCTTAACTACCGTAGCAACTTCTGAGTATGGCGCATTATATGTAGATGCTAGTGGCTCTTTCGTATTTCAAGATAGAGACGTCACTGCAGGATCTATTGGCGGCACACCTACAGTCTTTGCAGATAACGGCACAGGTATAGATTACTTTGATGCTAGTTGGATTCTCAACGATGTGCTTATATTTAACAAAGCCACTATTACTAGGACAGGTGGCACAGCACAGGTAGCCCTGAATCAAGACAGCATAGATAAGTATTTCTTACACAGCTACTTTTTAGATAACCTACTTATGCAGACAGATTCCGTAGCCTTAGACTACGCACAGGCTTATGTGGCTAGCAGAGCTGAGACCAGCATCCGAGTAGATTCCATAGTCCTTGACCTATACACAAACAATTACAATAGCGGCATTATTGCAGCCCTAGACCTAGATTTTTTTGATCCAATACAGGTTATTACTACACAGCCAGGTGGATCTACCTTAGAGAAAACATTACAGATTTTCGGTGTACGCATGAATATATCACCGAATAGTTGGCGCACCACGTTCACGACATTAGAGCCAGTCATAGACGCATTTATCCTAAATGATACGATTTATGGCACTTTAGACTATAATGTCCTAAGTTACTAAGGGGTATCATGGCAAAACAAACGTTTACAACTGGGCAGGTATTAACAGCTGCACAAATGACTTCACTGCAACAGACAGCGATGGGTGGCGGAGCTGCAACTGCTAAGACTGCATCTTATGTATTAGTTGCAGCCGATGCTGGTACTACTGTTGCTATGAATGCAGCAGGTGCGACAACAATAACTGTCAACACAGGATTATTTGCGGCAGGTGACACAGTATTTATACAAAACTTAGGTGCAGGTGCTTGCACAGTTACAGCAGGTACAGCCACAGTAGCAACAGCAGGCAGTTTAATTTTGCCACAGAACGATGCAGGTATTTTATACTTTACAGCTACAGGTGCAGCGATATTCTATGATTACATACAAGCAGGCGCAGTATCACCACTAACTACTAAAGGTGATCTTTATACTTTTAGCACAAGCGATGCAAGACTCGGTGTGGGTGCTAACAACACAGTCCTAACTGCTGATAGTGCAGAGGCTACTGGGTTAAAGTGGGCTACACCTGCTGGTGGTGGCGCTAACTGGTCTTTACTTAATTCAGGTGGCACATCTTTATCTGGCTCAGCTACAACAATTTCAGGCATAAGCGGAAAAGATAAAATTAAAGTTTTAATTAGTGGCGCATCCACAGGCACTGCTAGCTCTTTTATTGCTGTTAGATTAAATGGAGATAGTGGAAGCAATTATTACAGTTACGGCGCTTTTTGGCGAGCAGATTCCTCATACGCTGCTACTATGTTTGGTGAGGAAAATGAGCAAACCACCGATATTTCTATTGCCTCAATGTCATCAAATACTAGCTCTGCAGTTTCTGGCAGCGTTGAATTTTCTGGTTGTAATGCAAGTGGAGTAAAAATTTATTCTAGCATAGGCGCTGGTAATAATGCTGGTGGTAACGGACAACATTTATTTTCCAGTGGTGGTTACTATAATTCATCATCCACAATATCTTCAATCTCAGTTGTAGCATTATCTGGAAGTTTTGATGCTGGTACAGTCTATGTTTATACAAGCGCATAAGGAGAAATAATGAAAATAACAGAAAAAGAATTTAACGCGCTAACAGGCAAGGAAACTATTATTGAACGCGATGAAACTGCTTCTGAGAAAAAAGCAAGAGAAAAAACAGAATCATATAATTTAGCATTAGTTGCCGAAGCGGAAGCAAAGGCTCAGGCTAAGGCAACAGCCGAAGGCAAACTTGCAGCCCTTGGTTTAACTACTGATGATTTAAGGGCTTTAGGTTTATAGCACAATCTTGAGGAAGTGTGGCAAATGAAACTATGGCTATGTGCAGCTGGTACACAGTTAAGAGATCAGATTGATACCTGGTACCCAGATCGTCGCACTACCTCTGATGGGTGGGTGGGTGATGCTCGTCATTCCGCCACAAAATCGGATCATAATCCAGATGCAGATGGGTGTGTACGAGCCATTGATGTGGATTCTCGCTTGGATTCATCCGAAGGGATCTCAATATATTTGGCTGACCAAATCAGAAAGTGTGCAAAAACCGATAAGCGCATATCTTACGTAATCCATAATGGCATGATAGCTAGCAGAATACTTAATTTTAAGTGGCGTAAGTACAAAGGTTTTAACAAACATACAAAGCACATACATATCAGCTTTACAAAGTTAGGCGATAAAGATAGCAAGCCGTTTGATATACCACTACTAGGGGGCAAAATATGAAGATAAGCAATAAGCAAAAGGCAATACTTAAATCATACTTTAGGGGTGTGCTTGTATCATTTTTAACATTCTTAGCCAGTAATGAGCTAGGACTAGATCCAGTTATATCAGTAGTAGTGGCCGCACTTGCAGGCCCAGCAGCTAGGGCTTTAGATAAATCCGATGATGCTTATGGCCTCGGTGCAGATGAAGCATGACCCCTACAGAATGGGCTGGCTTTGGCGCTGGCGTTATAGCTGTGCTATCAGGCGGTCTAATCGGATTACGTTTTTTAGTTAAAGGCTGGCTTAACGAATTACGTCCTAATGGTGGATCTAGCATGAAAGATCAGTTAACTAGATTAGAACAGCGTGTCGATGATCTTTATTCTCTAATAGTTAAGCGACAATAGTAGTATGGCTGATACAAGGCGTAAGCGTAAGAAAATAAATAAACGCATTGTGCGCAAATCACCTGAGCCATTATCTAAACTAGATCAGCATTATATTGCTATGAATGAGATCTATAAGGCTGCACGTAAGGCTGGTTTTAGCGAGAGTTGTAGCTTGTATTTTGTATCAGACAGAGCGACTATGCCAGACTGGGTTATTGGTGATGGCGGCATCATACCTAGTATCGATCCTACGGAAGAAGATGACGATTAGGTGGCTTGTAATATCAGATTTACAAATCCCATATCATCATGAGC